GCTATCCAAAAAACCTAAACCATATTCTATATAGCCTTTTGTTATTATGATAGAGACCCATTTTGTTTTTAATCTTATTTATTTTTTTCTCTATATGCGAAATATCTTCTTCATATAAATCTGCTACTTTATCTAATACTGTGGATACCAAGTCATTCCCCAACAATCGCAAATAATTGCCATTCATATATATACAATGCCCTTATAATTTTATATGATATTTGTTAAAAGGGTGTATAATAATAGCTTATTATATGCAATTTCTTTACACCTTTTCTCATTTTAAACGCCCATTTTGAAATGAGATTTATAAATAATTCTTCTTAATTTTCCGTGTTTTATTCTTTGGTATATATTTTTCTTTCCGTATTTTGCTTATTACATTTTCAATATTATCCTTTAATTTTATATGAGTTAAACCATCTAATTTTTGTAATCGTGATTTCAACATTACCATCTTTTTTATATATTTCAACCCATCGCATTAGACTTCTACGAGAACATTTAAATATTTTACATACTCCTGTGTTTTATCTTCAACTAAATAATATTGCACATCAGTTAATTTATAATCATAGCTTTCAAGACATTATTTATATTATTATAATATTAAAAATTAATATAAATAGGCACATATTTTCAAGGCATTTTTTATTTTATAAAAAAAATTGATTTAAAGATTCGCCTTTATTATATATATAATAAAGATGACATATCTGCAAGATAAAATAAATACGTTTTTCAAAAAAAGAAATGAAATATTAAAAAAACCGCTTGAAAAAATTATAAATGCTATGTTAAATAAGTGTAAATATATAAATGGGGAAAGTTTAGAGAGACATAATTGGGGAAATAATCCAATTAAATTAAAACATATACCAAAAAACATTAATTTACCTTCATTTGAAGAAGATTTATTAAATAACCTAAATTCAGAAGATAATGAAAAATCAATAGTAGAATTATTATGGGGAGACATACAGCTTGGAAAAAGAGTTCAAGCATGTATAATTATGTGGATTTCAGTTCATATACTAAAAAGACCAGTTTTATACATTTTTAGAAATTTAACAATAGACCAAAAACAATTACAAGATGATATAGTTGGAACAGAAAATTACAATTTTAATATTCAATTTATAAAAACATTATTTCAAGAATTTAATAATGAACTTCAAGAATATTTTGAGGAAACAAATGTTGAATATTGGAAAGATTATAAACTTCCAGAACTAAAAGATATAAATAGCAATGATATTATTAATAAATTAAGTAATAAAGAAGCAATAAATTCAAATGACATATTTTGTTGTTTAATGAACAATACTCAGTTAGCAAAACTAAATACGAAATTTAGTGAGTATATTTATTATAATGATGAACTTGTGAATATAACCACATTAGTTGATGAAAGTGATTTAATGAGCCCCACATCTTCAAATGATAGAAGTAATGATAATGATAAAAAGGATTCTACCGCATGTGAAATATTGCTTGCCAAAATATATAAAAAAGTAAAATATGCACTACATATTACAGGCACGGCACATTCATTGTTATATAATATAACAACCAGATTAAGCGACCATACTGATATACAAATTAAAATATCAAAGGTTCATAAAATGAAAAGGTCAGATGATTATTATGGATTATTTAATGGTTCTATAAATTTTAACACTACACTTGTTGAATCATGGTGGGATTATCAAGATATAGAAAATCACAAAAAAAAAAAATGTTATGATATTGTTGAAGATTATAATATAAATATAAAAAAAATAATAGAAGAACTACTAAAAAGACCTACAAGTAAATATAATTCGTTATTGATAAGTGAAGAAAAAATAAGAGCTAATCAATTTTGTTTAGTAGATAAAATAATTAAAGATTATCCCAATCTATTTATCATAATATATCATGGAAATTGTTTAAGATTATATGTTTCAAAAAATTATGAAAAGGAAATTAAATATTGGTCTAAATGGGACTCAAAACAATCATCAACAAGTCAAAGATTATGTCAATCGGGAGGAGTATATGGTTCATCTATAGATAATGAAAAATCTGAAAAACTGCCTAATAATTATTGCTATTTCAATATAAATACAAAAATATTAAATATAAAACTTGTTTATAAATTATTAAGAATTTTTTTTGAAAAACACGATACCCCAATTTTATGTAAAACAATTATAACAATAACAGGTAAATATGGAGAAAGGGGATATTCTTTTACAAGCGACGATTATGATAGTTATTCATTACATTTAACAGACCAATATTTTGTGTCTCACGCATCATTAAACTGCACCGACATTTCACAGCGATTACGATTACAAGGAAAATATAATGATTTAGACCTTAAAAATGGAAGTATGAATCTTACTTTATGGACTACTCCTGAATTACAAGATATAATACAGAATTTCTATGTAAAATTTATAAAAGAAATAGAAAAATTTGTTATGGGCTGTGATACTTGGGAAGATATTAAAGATTTATTAGAGAGTATTATAGATAATGGTGATTTTAAGTTTGGTAAATATATGAAATATATTGATGTATCAAAGAAACGAAAAAATTTAAAACTAATTAAACATTATGACAGAAAAAATAATGGTTATAAATTGATTGTTATTGACGATATGAATGATGCCGAAATAAGTGAATGGTGTAAAGAAACTAAATTACCTGATTATATTTGTATTAATGAAATACAAGAAATGAGTATTGATAAATTTATTGATAAATATGGCATATCTACAATTGAAACGCAAGAGTATAAATTAGAAAATGAATTATCAATTGAGTTTGTAAATTATTGTATAAAACAAGCAGAACAACAATTTAAATTAAAATTAAACCCAATTAAACCTGAATGGTTTAAAGATAGAAAAGAAAAAATCAATAATTACTATTGTGAAAGTATTAATGGTAGTAAGGTTCCAATTAAAATAAGTGAGTTAAAAAACAATATAATTCGTTTTAGAAATGAAGATGGTATAAATGATATTCAACGCGATGGAAATAGACGAGTTAATATAGCATATGATGATGATGATAACGCATATATATGTATTTCAGTTAGGAATAAAAATCATAAATCTTTACCAATACTAACAAATGACTATATTAAAAAAACCCCTTATATTCTTGTTGATGATAAAGTAAAATATTCTATTCTTAAAGAAGAATATAAACAACAAAATACTCGCGGATATACAAATGAAAACGGAGATGATTTTATAGAAGATGACAATACTTTTCCAGAAAAGTATTATTGGAAAACTCCTGATGGTTGGTTATATTTGTATGATAAAGATAAACCAGAAATTATTTCGTTAGATATAGTAGCTCCTCTACCTGTTAAAAATGCTATACAAGCAAACATTTCAACAAAACCATTAATTAATAGTGATATATTGTTATTTGCGAATTCGTGTTGTAAAAAAACGGACAAACTAAATTTACGATTTGGATTAAAAGATATATTCAAAATATATGAAACATGGTGTAAAATAAATGGAAAAAAATGTTTGAAAACACAGAAAAAATTTAAAGAGGAGTTTGAAAAAATAAATTATAAAGAAGAAAACAGTAAAGGTATTGATGTAAATAATAAACCAGGCAAACGAGGTTATAATATTATGGTTTCATTATAATTTGACTTAAAAGTTATTTACAAATATTAATAATATGAAAGATTATATTATTAATTCTTTTATTTTACATGATAATAATACACTAATAGATATATATAAATATATAAAGTTTCGTTATGATAATTCAGTTGAAATAAATGATATAAAAACAGAATTAACGAAATTAATTAAAAATGATCTTATATTTTTTCATAACAATAATTATAAATTATCAAAAGAAGGTAATGTAATATTGAACGACCATAAGTATTATTATTCAAAAATTATAATTAATTTTTATAAAAAATACAATAAAAATCACCAAAAATACGAATTAAGAGAGATTAGACAAGAACAAAAACAATTAAGAAATTATTTAATTTCTAATAAAAAACAATTGTGCATAATTTGTGAAAAAAATTTGCCATTATGTTTATTAGAAACAGCACATCTAAAACCAAGATGTATATTAAATAATAATGAAAAAAATGATAAAAATATTGTAGAATTTATGTGTAGATATTGCCACAATCTATATGACAATGGATTTTTAGCTGTTTATAATGGATTATTACAAGTTTCAACATTAATAAATCAATATGATTTACATTATAACAATAACAAACAAATACATTATTACAATTTACAAAATGAAAAATATTTTATTTTTCATTATAATTATATCTATAAAATGGGCGTTTGAAATGAGAAAAAGTGCAAAAAGGATTAAAGATTTTGCGCATATATAATAGTATAATACGGATACGGGTATGTATAGTAGCGAGTCCTCTAATAAAACTTTTACACAAAAGGTTCCGGTGGCTTTGACAAAAACAAATGGCGAAATTATAAAAAATGATGATATATATTATATAAATGATATAAATAATACTATATTTGAAACTATAACTATGGATTATTCTGGGAAAACGCGCGATGAACTGATTGTAATTTGCAAGGAGAAGGGTATCAGAGGATATAGCGGGAAGAAGAAAGATGAAATCGTGAAGCTATTAATGCCAGAATCTTTTCCAGAAAATGAGCCTGCAATAACACAATCGGCTAATTATTCAACATCGGGTAAACTAAATATGATTGATTTATTTGCGGGAACTGGAGCATTTACTCTTGCATTTCAATCAACAAACGATGTTGATATTGTATTTTGTAATGATATGGTAGAACATTCTAAGAAAATTTATGATTATAACTTCACTCATAAGCTTACTCTTAAAAATTTAAATGAAGTTAAAGATGAAGATATACCACCTCACGATATATTAACGGGAGGATTTCCTTGCCAACCATTTAGTATTGCCGGTCTCCAAGAAGGATTTAAAGATGAACGCTCAAATGTTTTCTGGAAAATCCTATCTATCATAGATTATCATCAGCCGAAATGTGTTATATTGGAAAATGTTAAAAATCTTTTGACACACGATGAGAATAAAACATTCAATACTATCAAAAGTAATCTTGAAAGCAGAGGCTATTATATATGCTACA